TATAGTAGCAATATTATATTTTATGAATATTAAATATAATCAAAATTTAAATAAAACAAATAAATGTGCTTGTAATAAGTTGACTTGTGCCAATTGTAATAATAGCAATAGCAATAGCCATAATAACCATAATCACAATAATAACCATAATAACCATAATAACCATAATCATCATAATTCTGATTTAATACCATTTTTAGGAAACTCTCATAATAATAGAGAAAATGATGTTTTGTTAAATCCATATAGTGCCCCACTACGTGATGATAGAATAGTTAACAACTCTAATTATAATGGACCAAAAATACCTATAAATGTGCCAACACAATCTTGTAATAGTGAGTATAGACAAATTGGTATATTAACACGTATAAATGGACAAGAAACAATATTGCCTTTATTAGGAAGACCTCTATTTGCAAATAGAGACAAATGGAATTTTTACACTATGAATGATAAAAATGGAATGATAAAATTGCCTATTAGATTTAAAAATAAAAGTTGTACGTCATCACAAGGTTGCGACAATTTATATAATGGTGATACCGTATTTGTTGAAGGATATTCTGATACATTTAGAGTAACTATTTATGATAATAATAGCATGGAATATATTCCATATTTATAAATTAAGAAAATCTTAAATTAAAATTAATATTAATATTATAATATTAATATAAATGGCATTTACTAGATTTTACGATGACCCATGTAGAATACAGAAATATTTAGAGGAATCTACAAATATTGGAAATTATAACATTAATGTTCCAGGAAACGGAATGGATCCATCGTATTTTAGCGATCCATATATTAAACCGCAAAAATGGGGTGCTAATTTATCAAATAATAAAACAGATTTGGAAAGTGATTTATTTTCTTTACATAGAAAATTAAATCGTGATAGCATTAAAGAAAATAATTATGCTGACTATTTAAACACTAATAATAAATATTATGTAAATAATTATTCAAGTAATGAAAATGAAATTACAAGTCAATCTCGTGCCACTCATCCTTCTTGGGTATATAGAGAAATTAATAATTTTAATATAAAAAATGATACTTTGAGCGTCCCTAATAATTTCAAATATTTACATTTAAATCCCCAAGAAAATATATGTATTCCTTTTCATAATAATATTAGTTCAAGAATAGTTCAAAAAGATTATTTTCAGCAAAATAATAGTTATGACCTTGAGAGAAATATAACAAACGTATAATTTAGAAAACTTGTTAATTATTACATTATTACATTATTACATTATTACATTATTACATTATTACATTATTACATTATTACATTATTACATTATTACATTATTAAATAATATATTTAATATTATAATATATTAAAATAATATGGCAGCTTTGGCTATACCTATTGTAATATTAGGAAGTATATATATTTTATCAGAGCAAGAAAAAAAGGCAGCTGTGAAAAATAGTGCCAGTCAAGAAAAAATTCAAAAACGAGAATTTTTATCAGGAGGAGCCGGACAAACCGAGAACTTTTTAAATTATAAAGAAGAAGTAATGCCACAAGTCAATCCCACCATAAATACGCAAGTAAATTTATTATCTGGTCAACAAGCAAATTTAGACGAATTCAGACATAATAATATGCAACATTATTATGGTGGAAAATTACGTGGTTATAGCGGTGATTTAAATTTAACAGAATCTATATTAGATACAAAGCAAGGAAATGGAAGTCAGCAATTTTCAAAATCAGAAGTAGCTCCATTATTTAGACCAGATGAAAATTCACATCGTCCAAATGGAACTCCTAACAATAGTGATTTTTTTCAATCTCGTATGAATGAATCAATGAAGATGTCTAATGTAACATTATGGGAACCGCAACGTGTTGGACCAGGTCTTAATATGGGATATGGTTCTCAAAACGCAGATGGTTTTAATAGTGGAGGAACACAAGGCGGCGGTGGATTCAATTCTGGAATGATGGCTCGTGAGTCGTGGATGCCTAAATCGGTTGATGACCTACGTGCTGAAAATAAACCAAAAACTTCTTTTAATTTAGATGGTCACCAGGGTCCAGCTTTACATCCTATAAAAATGGCAGGACCCAATAGTAAAATAGGTGTTATTGAAAAACATTTACCGGATAAATCATATGAGTCAGGACCCAATCGTTGGTTTACAACAACAGGCGTAGAACAAGCACCTCCAATAAGAAGCACCCATTTAATTCCAATGGAAAATAGAAATGATACAAGTCGCGAATATTATGGAACAGGTTCAAGTGCGCAAAGCGGTCAAGCTACATATACTAATGCCGAAGTTGAAGACTCAAAACGACAAAGTTTGTCAGGACTTCCATTAAGTAATGCTAGTGCTACTGGAACAAATTACGCAAATCCTAATGATTATGGTTCGCAAAGTTATAATATGTTAAATAATAATCGCTCAACTTCTAAGGAGGGCAATGAATTCGGAGGAGTTTATGGGATGGCAAAGGCAGCAATTGCTCCTATTTTAGACATTTTTAGACCTACACGCAAAGAAAATGTAATAGGTAATTTACGCGAAACAGGTAATGTAAATGGATTAACACCTACAGGGCACTTATTTAATTCACACGACAAAACAAAAGTTACAAATAGAGAAATGACAACTAATAAAATAAATATGAATTATGTAAACGTTCAAGGACAAAATAATACTGGAAATGCTTATATGGTAACTGAACATCAAAATTATAATAATCAAAGAACAAGCACAAATAAAGAATATATGGGTAATGGAAATTCGAATGTTCAAGGATTAAGACCCTATAATAGTGCTTATGCTCAACAAAATATTGCCAATAAAACATATGAGTCTCGTCCAAACCAAGGAAATATGAGTTTATTTAATAATCATAATAATTCAACAACATCTCGCAATGATTCTGTTTTTCAACAAAATAGACAATTAATTACTAATAATAGTCAAAGTATTATACCATCGCGAGAATTTATGGGAGAATTAAATGGAATGCAAAGTTATGATGTAAACTATAATGCGTCCAGAATGGATGAATCATTATTAAGCGCATTTAAAAATAATCCCTACACAAAATCTCTCACAAGCGTTGCTTAAAAATATAAAAAACTTTATTTAATAATAATGTGATGCTGATCCATTAACAGATATATTGTGCATATTAGTATTTCTTATTTGAATTTCTATTAATAAATTAGTTACTATATAAAGATGTAAACTTTGATAATTATTATATTTTGGTGTTTCTATATAATCATCACTTATAAAATCTAATGTATTAAAATTTTCATATATAATATTTTTAATAACATAGGCAATATTAGTATTATAATAGTCTGAATCATCATTATATATAATTCTTAATCCATAAATATCATATGGTATTTTAAATTTATGTAATTTTGAAACAATACGCTTATTTGATTTAATGCGTTTTTCGTAATAAATATTAAGATTATTATTATTAGGATAATTAACTATTAAATTATTATTAATAACATCAATAATTTTATTAGTATTTTTTTCAAATAATTTACGTGATAATTCAGTAAGATTACATATAAAAAATAATATATTACATATATGTATCATAATATAATATATATGTATGTATTATATTATAATAATACATTATTAATACTATATTAATACTATAATACTATAATTATATTTTAATTTAAATATTTTTTTTTACTTTTAACTAATGTTACAAAATTTGAAAGAGTTACATGATAAAAATAATTTACCAAATTTGTTATTATATGGAAATAATTTAATAGGAAAAAAAACTTTATTAGAACAATTATTATTATATATTTATAAAAATTATAAAAATATTGAAAATAACACACTTATATTGAATTGTAGTTTAGGGAAAGGAAATATAAAATTTATAAGAGATAATCTAAGATTTTTTGCCAACACAATAATTCATAAAAATATAACAAATTTCAAATCTATTGTGTTATTAAATGCGGATAGTTTAACATTGGATGCTCAATCAGCACTAAGAAGATCAATTGAAATATATAGTAATACAAGATTTTTTATTGTTACGGCAAATAAGTCAAAAATTATTAGACCAATATTATCCAGATTTTGTGAAATATTTTGTAATACTAATAATTTAAACACTATTTATAAGTCTTTGGCAGTAAATAATAGTAACAATAATAAATTCAATAACAAATTGGCAATAATCATTAAAAATTTAGATAATGCTATGAAAGATTTAAGTGACAATTCTAAAAATATAGTGTTAATCAATTATAGTTCATTAATATATAATAAAGGAATTAGTGCTAATAATTTATTAGAATATTTTACAAATAGTTCCAATTTTAAATCTGACTTCTTAAAATTTGTATTTTTTTTTGATATTTATAAAAAGGAAATAAGATGTGAAGAATTTTTAATATTTATATTATTATATTTTTATAATACTAATTGTATTATTGACTTTTCATTATTTAATAATATTTAATAAAACAATTAAATAAACAATTTAGTTTAATTTTTATTTAAAAAATAAAAATTAAACTATAAATATGGATGATTTTACATTATCAACAATTATTGAATCGAAAAATGAGTGGTGTGCTAGATTGACTAATACATTGGCACCCTGTATTATAGAAGGTTTAAGATCTGTTTTTTCAGAAGCCTATAATGTATGTAAAGAAAACGATGAAGACTCCAAATATTTAATGACATTTCAAAATTTTTTAAACAATATACCAAAATGGAGTTCTGAAATAGTCGAAAATGAGAAACAAAGAATAATTATATCGAGCGCATGTAACTATTTAGAAGATTTATTATCATGTGTTCATATTACTCAATTGAAATCATTAACATCATCACGTGTAGGATTAAAACAAAAGAAAATTAATATAGATATACCTGATTTAGGTAAATTTATACATAAAACATATATAAATGTTGCCAGAAAAATATACGTCAATATATATTTATTTGAACTAAATATAAAACCACTACAAATACAAAAAAATAATAGAGAATTAGAATTAATAGTTAAAGAGTGTATTTTAAATACTATAAGAGAGAGTATTCCTATTGAGCATATATTGCAAATGTATTTAGACGAGACACAAGAAACAGATGTTGAGGTAGAAGAAAAGAAAGAAATTGTTACAGATAAAGAAGCATTGGAGAAACTTAATAAATTGAAAGAAGCAAAAGAATTAGAAAAAATTAAAAAAGATGCACTCGAAAAAATTAAAGAAGAAAGCAAAACAAATTTAAAGAAAGCACTTAAAAATGCTACAAAAGATTTAAATGAAGACAATTTAGAAATAATTAAAAATAATGGTGTTTCAAAAATGAGTTCATTTGTATCAAAATTAGAGTCTACTTATAAGGATGAATCTAATGATGAATCAAATAGTGAATCTAATAACGAGTCAGATACTGAAGATAATTATAAATTAAAAATAGATAAAATGAAGGTTAATGCAAGTGAATTAAATATTAAAAATATTAAAAATGACCCAGATGAAATAGATTTAGATATTTTAGATTTAAAAACTGAAATAAGTACTGATGATGAAAAATCAGATTTGGATTTAGATATTGAAGAATTATAATAACTAATAAGTTTATAAATTAATAAATTTATAAGTTAATTCGTTATATATATAAAATTCATTTATTTTATAATAATAAATGAATTTTATATTACCCTCAATAGTAATTAGTATTATATTTATGATTTATAAAATAATAGATATGAAATATATAACTAAAGTTGATATATCATTAAAAGACATAACAAAAGATAGTTTAATAGTATTTTTATGTAGTATGATTTCAATGTTTGGTTTAGAACAACTTAATATTAATGAAATAATAGGCAATTCAAAAGAATCACTAAGTGCTTTTACAAATGATCCAGATTTTTGATAATATATTTTATATTTTATATTTTATATTTTATATTTTATATTTTATATTTTATATTTTATATTTTATATTTTATATTTTATTATAAAATATAATATTTTTAAACCATAATTGGTAACTCGTCAATATTAAATATTGCTTCTGGATTGTTGATTTTCTTTTTGGCTATTTGATATTTCTCAAATAGCGGTTTTTTTAATACATTTTGTGGAGTATGCTTATGAACATTACGCGCTATCATTTTATATAATTTGAAGTCTGGGTATCTCTCAGAACCATCATTTTTATACAATATATTTTTATTTTTATCATCAAAAACCCATTCAATCATTAGTTTTTTAATAGGGGATTTTAATTTCTTAATATCATCTAAATCATCAATAAAATAATCAAACAAACTACATCCTAACCGACATAAATCAAAACTATAATTAGGGTCTAAGCGTGGTTTATTTTCATTTAAATAAGGTTCGCAATTATATTGTGTAGCAGCATCTCCGTCTTCAGAATAACTATCACTACATATAAATTTATTTTTAAATCTATAAATAGCTCTTCCAAAATCAATTATTTTATATATTTTGCCAAATGTAGGAACTTTATAATGGCTATTGTTAAATTTATAATACAAATATTTCTTTTCGGTTGCTACATAAACTATGTTATTTGTATGTAAATCATTGTGAGTAAAATGAAAAACTTTTTGATATGTAATTAATGTAAATAATATTTGTAAAACAATAGATTCCCATTCATCATCTTTAATTTTTTTACTAGAAATATAAGAATCCAATGTATCTTCACAACATTCTAATACTATAATTTCAACAGGAAATTTATCTATTGAACAAAATATTTCTTCACCATCATCGTAACTTTCTTCGCTACTTGATTCATCTGACATAGTTGTATTTGTATCTAATGATTCTGTATTTGATGACCTTGAAGAGCATGACTCTGAATTACTTGTTTCATTTTTGCTGGTATTATGATTACTTGATTTTATAGAAGATTTATCTAAAATATCTAAATTCTCATATGTTAATTCCAATTCTTCTTGATTAAATGATTTATTTTCTAAACAAGTTTGCTCAATTCTATTTAAATCTTCTGTTTGATTTTTTGTTAAGTCTTTAATATTTAAGTCTTCAATATTTAAGTCTTCAATATTTAAGTCTGTTTTGCTATTACTATTTATTAATAGTGATTTTTTATTTTTATTAGTTTTACCAAAAATATTTTTCATTTTTTCACTTGCTTCAATTTTAAATAGATTATTTCTATGTTTATGGAAATGGTCTGATTCATTTAAAAATTCTAAATCTTCGGAAATATTAACTTTAAAATTATTTTTTATTCCTAAAAATGCACCATAATAATTTAATCCATTATAAAAACTATAGTTGTTTAATAAACAACTCGATAAAAAGGAAAAAAACCCATCAATATATGCTGAGTTGTTTGAATCCAATATTTTTTTATATTTTTTATGATACTCATTGTTGCTAGTTACATTATCGCTGCTATAAAATTTAGGTAATTCTAAAATATTATAACTATTATCATATTTACCTAACATATATTTAACTGGATCTATTAATGGACTAAATTTAATAAAAATATCTTTGCTCGATTTGTTATTACAAATATCACATATTTCGCCTATAAATTTATTATAATTAATTTTCTCTACTATATTTTCTAATTTATAACTATTATTTAGATTAATAGCATTGTAATTGTTGACATTTAAATCAAAATAGTTATTATATAATGGAAAATAATTTTGTATATTTGTTATATCTAAAAACTTGTCGTCGCTAATTGTTTCAAATAATTGTTTGTTGTTATTTTTTCTATAGTTTAATTCCATTTAATAAATTAAAAATACTTATTTTTCTTGTTTATAACACAATTAATCTTTTTAAATATTACTAAATATTACTAAATATTACTAAATATTACTAAATATTACTAAATATTACTAAATATTATTATGTTTAAATCTAAGATTATTTAGTTAAATCTTGAATTATATAATATTATTATTAAACATAATGACATTAGAATTAAAAAAATTCGATATTAAAACTATTAGTTTTAGACCGGATGAAAATAAAGGTCCTGTTATTGTTTTAATAGGTCGTCGAGATACAGGCAAGTCATATTTAGTAAGAGATCTTCTTTATTATCATCAAGATATACCGATTGGAACTGTTATTAGTGGAACAGAAGCTGGTAATGGTTTTTATGCTGAACATGTTCCAAAACTTTTTATTCACGATGAATATAATACTGCTATTATAGAAAATATTTTAAAAAGGCAAAAAACAGTATTGAAACAAGTAAAAAAAGAAATAGAAGTTTATAAAAAATCAAATATAGACCCTCGTGCGTTTGTTATATTAGATGATTGTTTATATGATGGTAGTTGGACTAAAGATAAAATGATGCGTCTACTTTTTATGAATGGGCGCCATTGGAAAATAATGTTAGTAATCACTATGCAATATCCTTTAGGTATTCCTCCAAATTTACGCACAAATATTGATTACGTATTTATTTTACGTGAACCATATATAGCAAATAGGCGACGCATTTATGAAAATTATGCTGGTATGTTTCCAACTTTTGAAAGTTTTTGTCAAGTAATGGATCAATGTACTGAAAATTTTGAGTGTTTAGTAATAAATAATAATGCCAAATCCAATAAATTACAGGATCAAATTTTTTGGTATAAAGCAGACCATCATAAAACTTTTAAATTAGGTTCAAAAGAATTTTGGGAAATTAGCAAAAATTTAGATTCTGATAATGAAGAAGAAATGTATGACCCAAATATAAGAGATAAGAAAAAAGGACCTAAAATAAATGTGCGCAAAACAAAATGGTAAGAAATTTATTTATAATATTTATTGAAAAATATTATAAATTTAAAAAATATATAAATAACTAATCTTTAATATTTAATTTTTTAATCTTTAATATTTAATTTTTTAATCTTTAATTTTTTAATTTTTTAATCTTTAATATTTAATTTTTTAATCTTTAATTTTTTAATCTTTAATTTTTTAATCTTTAATTTTTTAATCTTTAATTTTTTAATCTTTAATTTTTTAATCTTTAATTTTTTAATCTTTAATTTCTTTTATAGCACAATCAGTCAATAGTTCTAAATTGCTCATTTCTCCTTGTGTTGTTTCTGATGTTGCTATTTTTTTAGCACGTTCTTTTTGTCTTTCTAATAGTTCTCCTAGTCCATGATCGTCATCTTTCTTTCTTCCCACAATAACGTCTTCGGCATCAAATAATTCTTTACGCAAATCAGCAGTAGATACATCATCCTCTTCTTTGTTGCCAAAAAGTAAATTTTTGCCAGGAACATCCATTCTGTCCGCATTTATTAAATTACCTTCTTCATCAATAGTTTGCATTAATTTATTACCTTCTTTTTGAGCTTTAGCAATATTTTCTTGAATTGCTTTCTTTTTACTTTCTTTTACACGTTCTTTAAATTGTTCTTTAGAAATTTCATCATTTTTCTTTTTATGACTCATAAGTTCATTTAAATCTTTTTCTAAATATTCTACACGTCCGGTTTTATATGCTTCTGGATGAAAAGGCATCCACATACCAACCGCACCAACATAAACATCGTGATTTGGGTCTTGTTCTCTTAACATCTTACACCTCATTTCTGCTTCTTCTTGTGAACCAAATACACCTCGCACTTTAATGCCTCTTGTATTTGTTTGAAATTCATGTAATTCATTATACTCTTTTTGTAATAGTTCTTCTTTAGCATCAATAAATGTTTTATATTCATCATCTAAAGTAGTTAAAAATAAATTCTCTTTTTCCTCTTCTACAAACTCCTCCATATCTTTGCTTAACTTATTAAAATCTAAATTATATTTATATGCTAAAAAATTCAAAAAATGTGTATATTTTTCAAAAGTTTTTTTAAACTCAAAATTCTTTAAGAATTTTTCAAAATAAAATAATTCTTTATTTTTAATATGGTCTTCAGGAGAAATAAAACTTAGACATACGTATTTTTGACCGCCTATAGGTTTGTCTTCATCTAATAAATCCACATATTTTGCTTTTTCTAAATTATTAACAGATTTATCTTTTTCTTTATCTTTATCTTTATCTTTAGATTTAGAAGATTTTTTATTAAACATTTTATAAATTAGTATTTTAATATAATTTTAAGTATTAAATTTAAACATTATATTAAACAAATTATAAATAAAATTTAATTTAATTATTTAGGCAATTTTATATAATTCAATTCAATTTAATTCAATTTAATTCAATTTAATTCAATTTAATTAAAATAATTTGTGTATAAATATAATTTTTTCTTTAGTATTATTATAAAACAAAATGAATTTCAGTATGGGTGAATTAGTAAAAAGAGCTGTGAAATATTTGATTGAAGGTTTAATGGTTGCAATAGTTGCTTTTGTCATTCCACAAAAACCATTAAAAGTAGAAGAAATTGCTATTATTGCCTTAATGGCTGCTGCCACATTCTCTATTTTAGATACTTTCATTCCTACTATGGGTGTAAGTGCTAGATCGGGCGCTGGTTTCGGCATTGGTGCTAATTTGGTTGGTTTCCCAAGAATGTAAATATACTTTAATAATGATTAATAATTAGTTAAAAAAAATATATAAATTTTTTACACTTTATATATTTTTTCATATATTTTCATATATTTTATAAGTATTTGGTTATGATTAAATATTTTGTAAAAGAAAAAAAATTATTACTTGTAACTAGAAGTAGTAAATTATTTTTTTCATTATTTTATGTAAATATATTTACTAATAATAGGAATACTATGAATACTATGAATACTATGAATACTATGAATACTATGAATAGAACTAAACCTTTAATAGGTATTTTACCTACTCCTTATATAAAAGACCCAGTTACTAAGAGACAAATTGTATCTAATAAAATATTTTTAACAGCAGACATACTAAGTTTTTTAAAACAAAATTCATTTGATTATATTATAATTCCATACACTATTTCAAAATTAGATTTAAATAAAATATTGCCTAATTTAGATGGTTTATTATTTACATCACATCATCGTGGTAATTATTATAATAACAAATTTCTAAGGCGACATTTTTTAATACAAAAATATATAGTTAAAAAAGTAAAATTACTTGCTTCTAATAAAATAATAATACCAATATTATCAATATGTCATAGTCATCAAAGTATGATTTTAATTGAAAATAAACATTCTATATCAAATAAAAATATAAAAAATACTTTTATCAATGTAAACTCGCATGGTATTAAAACAATACCAAAATTTAGAAATAATAATATGGGAAACTTATTTAAATCTAATTTTAATAAAACAAAAAAATTATATCATAGTCATAAACTAGCGTTAGATGCAAAATATAAAATAAAAAATTATGAAGTTATAGCTACTAGTTTAGATAAAAACAAAAAAGAATTTGTAGATATAGTCAAGCATAAAAAATATCCATTTTTTGGATTTCAAGGACATCCGGAAGTAGAGAATACAAAATTATTTGCTCCTTATATTTCTTATGTTAATAATATTTTTAATAAAAAAAAATCAAACCAAAAAATAATAAATAAAGAAATATATAATAAACTTAATTTATTAAAATTAAGATCTACAAAAACTCCTTGTAAGAAATATAAATTGGCATCAACAAAACACAAAAAGTGTAGAATATTTTATGATGTATAAATATAACTTGTCCCTACAAATACAAACATAGTTTAATAATTTTTGCGTTTCTTTGTGCGTTTAGCACGTTTTTTTATATTTTTTTTTGATTTATTTTTAATGTCATAATCTTCTTTAGGTATATATCTAAAAAAATTCATATTATATAATTTTGAATTACGTGATACTTCATTTGTTTTAATTTTGGTATATAATTTGGCTTTTTCTTCTCTCATATCTTCCAATGTTTTTTGCTTTCCATAACATAATACACTAAATCTTCGCAACAAACCTTTTTGTTGAAGACGATTTTTTAACTGAACTTTAAATAAATACTCAGCAATACATAATAATCTGTTTTCATCGTAATAAGGTCTATTTGCGTATATAAATATTAAGTAAAAACTTAATATAGTATCTATTGATGCCACTTTCACTTTTTGTCCATTAATATTTATTATATTGTAACTATGGCAAGCAATTGGTTTATAAATAAATGCTATAACATCATTGTTGACTATAACCTCATAATGAACATCAATATATTCACCAATTGGTTGTTTTTTAAAAAATTTTACATTTTTATAACCTTCATAGAGTAGTTGTTCTTTCAAAATAGTAGCACTTTCTTGTGGATTTTCGCTTAATACATCAAAATCTGGAATATTGGAAATTTGTTTTCTTTCTTTATATGGCATATATTTACTATATAAAGTTGATGCGTAACCTCCAAAAAAAACTAAACCCTGATTGATAAATGAAGTTCTGGTAATTTCATATATGGCTGCTTGATCCTCTTCTTTCCCTTCATATTGTCTTTGAAAATCTTGTTTATCACATAATATACCTTTTAGTGGATAATTTTTATTTAATAAACTAATACGTTTTAGGACTTTTTCCCATCTAGATACATCTCCCATTGGGCGTGATAATTCAAGATACATTGCCATACGTAGAAAATTAGGCGGACAATAATTAATTCCATTAATTTTTATTGCTTTTTTAGAGACATTTTGAAATAATTTATTGTCTAATAAAGTAATATCGGCAATTGGAACAAAATTTACAAATACTTTATATGTTCCACTATGAACTCCTGATTTGGCTTCCACTTCTTCATAACCTGCTTTATAATATATATTTGCTAAATCTCTCGCATATTCCATGGCATAAGGTGAAAAAAAATCATAATCTGGTATTTCAATATTTTTATTATAAAATCTATATTGTTCTGGAAGTATATTATTTACCGCAGTTCCACCATAACATAATATTTTATGTGTTCGTAAAAAAGTTTCTAAAATCTCAATAATATTTTTAATAGTATCTGATTGGGTTAATTTTTTTCCAATAATATATGTAGCATTATCTATTGCGTTTCTTAATATTTTCAATTCTTTTTCTTCATATGATTCTTTCATATAATTATATTATATATATAAAATATAATTAATATGTTATATAAATTTTTAATGATTTATTAAAAATTTTATTCTTCATAATACTTATTAATGTATAATGCTTATTATAATGTATGCCTATCACTAGCGCATCAATTTACCAGCCCTGCTCGTCACGGCCCTCTAAATCTTGTGGAGGAGGTTTAGGTTGAGGTGGAGGAGGTTTAGGTTGAGGCGGAGGAGGTTGAGGTGGAGGAGGTTGAGGTTGAGGTGGAGGAGGTTGAGGTGGAGGAGGTTGAGATGGAGGAGGCGGAGGAGGTGGTGGATTACCTAAAACTATTCCCGGAGGATTATTAAAATTTAAGGGCGCCATATTTATTAAGGTTGAAGGTTTCATTTTCCAAGAAAAACCTCCACTGATATCAAAGTTATTATTATAACCAATCAAATTATTATCGTTATTCTGATTCTTCATACAAATTGCTTGACATCCATTTGTAAAAGAAGTAAGACTATCAAAATTTATTTTCGAATTCTCTAAATTTGGTAATACTATTGTAAATTTTTTTTTCGTCTCTTCTAAAAATTGCGAATTTCTGTCTTTAGTATCTATTTCTCTAAGTCTAAAAGTATTACAATAGTCACCTGTAGCTTTTAAGTTAATATAATTTTTAAGTTTTATTAATTTAGAATTAGTAGAATTTTGATCAAGAATTCCTGGAGCATTATTAAAATCACAAATAATTATGATTTTTTTGTATAGCGCTTGCATTCTTGTATTCAATACATCTCCATCTTTCGATGTTAATAATGAATAGTTATCATTACTTCTTACAACCAAATATTCTTCTAATAAATCACTCATTTTTTCTAACATAGTTACATTTGTGCTCATTACTCTAAAATTTAATATTAATGGGTCATTATGACAAATAGTTTTTGTTGCGTCAAAAGCATTTTCTGTTATTGTATTTAATACTTCGCTTAATAGTAAAGCATTATATGTTTCTTTAATAAAATTATTATTTGCTGTTGATGAAGCAACTATAGGATCATTATTATATGAATAAATTTCAAAATCCAAAAATCTAAAACCATTACCAATACATTTCTCTAAAGCACATAAAGCAACAAAATTATTTTTATATTCGTCTCCACAACAACTATTATATGAGCTTTTAACAAAATAGTTAATTAATGTACTATTTGAATTATCAAATATAGACTGGGCCTCAGGTTTAATACTATTTATAGTATTAAAATAAGACTTATTTGTTAAGTTTGAATAAGCAATATCTAATTTTTTGCATGATTCTTCTTTTAATCCTATTTTATGAAAAATCCAACCAAGTAAAGCTATTAATAATATTGTTATAATTCCTAGCGTTGTCATTAGAATTCCTGTATCTTTTAGTTTGCCTTTAATCATGTCTAATATTTTTTCTGAACTTGTTCTTGGAGCTATTGATTTGGTTGTCTGACTTCCTTGGTCTGTCATAATAATTATAATTACTATATATTATAATTACTATATATTATAATTACTATAAAAAATTTAAAATATATTATGACATAAATAAAAATTATAATGTTATATTAATTAATAATGGCAGGTGGACTATTAAATTTAATTGCGCTAGGTAATCAAAATATTATTTTGACTGGCAATCCAACTAAAAGTTTTTTTAAGTCAACCTATTCTAAATATACTAATTTTGGATTACAAAAATTCAGAATTGATCAAGTAGGACAAACAGAATTAGATATTACAAAAATTTCCAAGTTTAGTTTCAAAATTTTGCGCTACGGAGATTTGCTAATGGATATGTATTTAGTAATAAAATTACCTAAAATATGGAGTCCTGTTTTAAAATATGCTAATGAATATAGACCATATGAGTTTAAATGGATTAAAAATATTGGTTGTCAAATAATCAAAGAAGTGAATATAACTATTGATGGCACAACAATACAAAAATTTAGTGGTCATTATTTACAAAACATAGTAGAGCGTGATTTCGATGCCAATAAAAAGGCGATTTTTGATAAAATGACAGGAAATATTAGCGAATTAAATGACCCAGCAAATTATAATAATAGAAACAATAACTATCCAAGTGCGTTTAATATTGATGGCATTAATACTGATATTAGTGGCATTGAACCATCAATACGTGATTATAATTTGTATATTCCAATAAATAGTTGGTTCTCTATGTCATCGCTAATGGCATTACCATTAATATGTTTACAATATAGTGAAGTATTTATTGATTTTACATTAAGATCTATTATGGAATTATATACAATAAAAGATGTGCTGTATGATAATTCCATAAATCCTATACCCTATAACAATTTTCCACAAATTCAAGCAAGTCAAAACGAGATCGCTTATCAATTTAAAAGATTTATACATCCTCCACCATTTAGAGACTTAAGTTTTAATATTGATAATTACGCAGATTTAAGAACAACAATAAATAGTAATATTCATTTAATATGCACACAATGTTTTTTAGAAGAAACAGAACGAAAACTTTTTGCCAAAAATAGTCAGACTTATTTAATACGTGAAATAAATGAATATAATTTTGAAAAAGTTATAAAATCAAATAAAGTTAAAATAGAGTCAAAGGGTTTAATAAGTGGTTGGATGTGGTATTTTCAAAGAAGTGATGTTGCTTCTAGAAATGAATGGTCTAATTATACCAATTGGTTATACGAAGATAAAATTCCAAATGATTTAGAAAAACTTAGTATTGCTAGTCAGTATAAATATTATAGTCCACATTTTACTTATAATGGTGATATTTCAAGAAATATTTATATAACAGGCTATAGTCCAGATGTATATTCACAAACAAATCAATATGAAATAATGAAAAATTTTGCTATAATTTGTGATGGTAAATATAGAGAACAAGAATTTGATAGTAATATTTATAGTAAACTAGAAAAATATAATAAATCTAATGGCGCATGTTCAAAAACAGGATTATATTGTTATAATTTTTCATTAACTACAGATCCGTTCAAACAACAACCAAATGGGGCATTTAATACCAACTTATTTAAAACAATTGAATTTGAATATAATAACTATAGTAATCCTCCTATTGATTCAATAAAGTCCAATTCTACAATTATTTGCGATGAAACAGGTGCTATTATAGGAGTATCAAAAGACCCTACTAATATTTATAAATATACTTATAATTTACATGTACTAGAAGAAAAGTATAATATTTTATTGTTCCAAAATGGATTTGCCGGATTAGTGTATTCTAAATAAATTACATATTATAACAATTTAGTTTTTCTTACTCTATGCGTTCCAAAATTGTATTTTAGTTTTGCCTTTTTGGCTAATTTTAGTGCTTTAGATGATTTGCTACATCCATCTTCTAATATTTTATAATCTACTGCTGATGCTTTTCCTCCACTAATAGAACTAGCTAAACGCGCTAGTCCCCAACTATGACTGGTTTGGTTCGGTCTTGAACCAGATGAATAATAAGCACCTTGTCCTTTACTTACAATTTTGCGTAATGAACTTATAGAACACCCTGTTTTTTTGGAGAGATTAGAATTAACTACTAATTTATCAACATTATATATTTTTTTTACATTTAATATATGCTGTGAAGGTTTGGATTTATATGAAGAAATCTTTTTTCGTGTAATATAACTATTTTTTTTATACGCTTTGCGTGATTTTTTTAATTCATTTGAAATTATTTTTTTATCTTTTTTAGTTATATGTATAGGTAAATATTTAATGGGTACATTCATAATATTTTATTATACTATAATAAAATATTATTTTTATTACACACTAGATTATTTTATTTTAATATATATAATTTAAAATAAAATAAAATAATGCGCGAAAAAATTATAAAGTTTGAGAGAAGTAAAATAACGGGCAAAAAATACACAGCATACATTAAAAATAAAGCAACACAAAAAATACGCAAAATACATTTTGGCGCATCAGATTATCAACAATTTAAGGACAGAACACCTTTAAAATTATATGCTTATAAAAATCATAATGATCGTAAACGTATGCAAAATTATTTTAATCGGCATTCTGGGACAAAAAAAAGAGGAACAGCAATAGCATTAGAAAAAAGAAAATCGAAAGGTTATTATAACGCTAAAATATTAAGTCATGTTTATTTATGGTAAAATTTTTTCATTTATGCGTTTATAAGTTTTTCCCCTTCTTCAATAATATTATAGTTAAAAGACCAATCATCA